CACGGTGCAGAGGTGATACATTTAGACAGAATGTATAAAATCGACAGTGAATTGGAGAATGCAGAATTTACAGGCGTATATCAATATACGCTAAAGTATGTAAGTGCATTTAATAAGGAGACAGCTGTATGATAGATTATAAAAATATTCGTGATGCAGTATGTAGAGGATTAAAAAAGTGTTTGAATGTGCCTGTAATTCGTAACAATCAGAATAAAGACCCGCCCTCTTATCCTTATGTTTCGTATACCGTTACAACTCTTGCCGGTGCTAATAAAGGCACATACGGTGAATATGAGGACGGTATGGACAGAAAGGCAGTCAAGCAAACGTGGAGTATCACAGCACAGTCAGATAATAATGACGAAAGTGTAACGCTTGCTTGCATGGCTAGGGAATGGTTAGACCATTCGGGTAAGTTATATTTAAGCGAAAATAGTGTTATTGTTGAACAGGTTACAAATATCACCAATAGAGACAATATTATAACCATTGATTATGAGTATAAAAATGGATTTGATGTTGTTTTTGTTTTATATGATGAAGTTGAAAGACCTGACAGCGGATACATTGAAACAGTTGATTTAACAGGAGGTAGATAAATATGGCGTATGACGTAAAAGTTAAAATTGATTTAACCAAACCAATGGGCAAAATCGGGTTTGGTATTCCTTTGATTCTTTCAGAGGGAGCAGCGGAGAATAATGCCTATAAAGAATGCAGGGATTTATCAGAGGTAGTTGATGCAGGGTATAGTTCTTCTACAGACGTATATAAAACTGCTGAACTGATTTTTATGCAGGCAAATGCACCCGAAAAAATTGCAGTATGTTCAACAACAGGAACAGCATCGGATTTTCTTTCGGACAGCTCCAACACATCTAGGGATTGGAGGCATCTGCTAGTTTTGTTCAGTGAAGAATCAACAGATACTATTTCATCGGTTGCAGCAAAGGTTGAGACTCTTGAAAGTAAAATGTTCTTTGCAAATGTTCCGGTAGATAGTGATGATTATGCGGATACAAAATCCTTAAATTACAGCAGAACAGTATTATTTTACTGTGATTCCGCAAATGGATATGTAATGCCTGTAGCTGCTCTTGTTGGCGAAACGTCAGGACGTGAAGCAGGCTCATTCACATATAAGAATCTTGTGCTGAAAGGCATTCAGCCGCAGAATGTTTCAAATACACGTATTGACGAGATTCATAAGAGCGGCGGCATTACCTTTGTTACCAAGGCAGGGGACAATGTGACAAGCGAGGGTATTGTAACAAGCGGTGAATTTATTGATATAATCGATAGTGAGGATTATATAATTCAGCAGCTTACATATCAAACGCAGAAGCTTTTAAATTCGTCTGCAAAAATTCCGTATGATAATAATGGTATTGCGATGTTAGAAAGCGTAGCAGTGAATGTATTGCAGACTGCGTATAATAACGGTATGATTGCCGAGGCTGAGGACGGAGGTGCAGACTATACGGTTTCTTATGGAATGCGTGATAGCACTAGCGAAGATGACAGACAAGCAAGAAAATATGTAAACGGTTCATTCTCGTTTGCATTGGCTGGGGCTGTTCATACAGTAGAAATTACAGGTGAAATAACAATATAAAGGAGGAGTCAAATCATGGTTGTAGGAAATTATGATGCAAAAAACACTACTATATTAGTGGACGGAGTTTATATTACCGGATTAGGCGAGGATATGGTAACAGGTGAGAAAGACGAAGATCTCTTTGAAACATCAGTAGGAGCGCAGGGGGATGTTGTTAAAAGTGTAAAAAATAATTCATTGGGTACTATTACTATTTCGATTCAGACTACCAGTCCGCAGAAGAAATTTCTCATGTCGCTTGCTAAAAGATCAGATCCGTTTCCAATTTGGTGTAATGATAAGGTACTTGGCGAGAGAATGGGCGGTACAAAAGCAAATCTGAAAACATTCCCTGAATTTGCAAAAGGTGCAGAAGCCGAGGATATGGAATTCGTTTTTCAGGTGTATGATTTCATAGTTGAATAATTAATTAAAAATAAATAACATAACAGACGGCGTTTGCCGTCTGTATATATTTTAGGAGGATTTTATTATGGAAAAGAATAAATTTTATACAAGAGAAAAAACAATTGACGGTGTAAAGTATGTGGCACAGTTTAACGGTCTTTCAGAAAACTTCAGAGCGATCGACAATTGTTATATAGCCAATTCACAAAATACGAGTCTTGAAAAACTGAATACATATATACTGGAAAATGTAATCGTTGAACCAAAGGGATTAACAATTGATGATTTTGATAATCTTGAAACATTCAACGAAGTTATAAATTTCGGTCATCAGGTAATGCAGGGCAAATTTCGAGACAAGAACGAAACAACAGATAAAAAGTAAGGTAAAATCCCATTGGGATATGTGGCGTTTGGTGTTAAGTGATATATGTCATTTTACCTACAATGAAGTATTTCATCAAATGACTCAAGATGAGATAGACGAGGCTAATATGGCATTGGATTTACAGATTGAAGCAATAAATAAATCCATGAAAAAGAAGTAAGGGAGGTGATGCAGTGGCAAATGTGATCAGAGAAGATGTTGTAAGTGTAGAATTTGATATTGATGACGGCGGAATTAGAGATTCATTAAAAATGCTTGAGAATTTTAAAGAAGAAATATTTAAGGGCTTTCAGGGATTATCAAAGCCAGTTGATGATTTAAAAAAATCATTGATTAGTGGCATTGATACATCGGGAATCACGGATATGAAAAGCAGTTCAGAACAGGCAAAAGAAACTATAGAAGATTTAGAAAGCGGTGTTAAAAGCGTAAAAGAAGAATTTTCTACCGGCATTGATACATCGGGAATTGATGGTGTAAAAAAGAGTTCAGAACAGGCAACAGAATCGGTCAAGAAGTTTTCCGGTATTACTGAATCTATCGAAAGATTTGACGAAAGAATCACAGCTCTTAAAGATAATATCAAATCTTTTGGCAGTACAATTGCTCATCCGCTGAGTACTGTAAAAAACGGATTTTCAAGCATTAAAAATGAGATTTCTGAAACAGCAAGCAAAATTAAAAATTTAGCGCAAACCAAGATGTCAAATTTGACGAGCAATATCAAAGAGATGTACTCGACATTATCAAGAGGTCAAACAGGCGCAAAAGGCTTTGTCACTGCCTTGAAGAGTATCGGAAAAGTCGGGTTTGAAAAAACTATAAGCGGGTTTCAGAGCATAAAAAAATCTATAAAAAGCATAACCTTTGACAAAATAAAATCCGGCTTGTCAAGTATAAAATCCGGTACAAGTTCTGTTTTATCCGGATTTAAAAGCTTGGGTTCAGGTGCGCAAAAAGTAGCTTCAAATATTAAAACTGCGTTTAGTAATGTTGGAAGTAAAATTAAATCTGTGGCTAGTAATATAAGCAGTGCCGCAGATTCTATAACTTCAAAGTTGTTCAACATAAAAAGTCTTGTTGCAGGTGTTGCAACGGGCGCTGTCGTACAGAAGTCAGTGGGCATTGTAGTTGACCGTCAAAATATTACTTCACAATTTGAGGTTCTTCTTGGCAGTGCAGAAAAGGCGAATGAACGTGTAAGTGAATTAACTGATTTTGCAGGTATGACACCGTTTACCCGTGATGAAATCTTTGCGGCTAGTAAGCAATTGCAAGTGTTTACAGGTGATGCGCTTTCCACAGGAGACAGCTTACGAATAATCGGTGATGTTGCGGCAGGAACAGGACAGCAATTTGAAGATGTGGCTTTGTGGACTGGGCGATTGTATGACGCCATGAAATCAGGTCGTACAGTAGGCGAAATGACTTCACGATTACAGGAAATGGGTGCTATTTCCGGTGAGGATAGAACAAAGATTGAAAAACTTGCAGAATCTGGAGAGGACATAACTCAAACTTGGACTGAGGTTGAAAAAATATTCAGCCGTTATGACGGTACGATGGAGAAACTGTCAAACAATCTCGGTAATATGCTGACAAGCTTAAAATCATTTGCTACAAACAGTATATTTTTACCGCTTGGTGAGGGAATCGCCAGTGGTTTGCAGCCCGCAATACAGAAATTCAGAGATTTCAGAAAGTCTAACAAAGAAGATGTTACCGCCATGGGTGAAGTTATTAATAACTTTGCCGAAAAGATTTGCGTACCGCTTTTCAATAAAATAGAACAGGGTGCTGAATTTGCTATTAAAGCTATAGCTTCATTAAAGGACGGCATGAGCGGATTAAATAAGCTTAAGGGCACATCACCGTTATTAGATAAACTCATTGAAGCCATTAACTTTGTTGTTTCTCACAAAGAAACTTTTATAGGTGCGGCAAAAGGAATTGCAGCAGCCATGGGAGGAATTGTAGCAGCTGGTAAATTTACAAAAATAATTTCAGCGTTAAGCGGACTTTTGAATCCATTGACATTGGTTACTGCGGCGTTTGGTATTTTGTTTAATGCCTTAAAAAATGACAGTGCAAACGGCGGTACTGCATTGACAGATTTAAAAAATATTGCAGTAACGGTATTTGATTCCATAAAGAATGCGATTTCAACGTTTTCCGAAATCATATCCAATAATAGGGGACTGTTTTCGGATATCATAAATACAATAGTTGATTTGTTACCGTCATTAGCCGAAGCGTTTGGAGAGGTATTAACGGCAGGGTTGGAATTAGCAGCAGTAGCATTGCCTGTTTTATTGGACGTATTCAGGGAACTATTTGAAGCGGTAAAACCATTATTAAAGCAACTTCCCGATTTGATTAAATTTATAGCTAAAATTATAAAAGCATGTGCAAAGGCTGATGTAATAGAAGCACTTGCAAAAGGATTTATTGCATACAAGGTCGCTGTTGTGGCGGTAACGGCTGTTATGAAGGTTTATAACACAATTCAAGCTATTTTATATGTAAAATCTGTTCTTGCGGCAAAGGGTATTACCTTAATGCAGGCAGCATTTAAGTTGTTGAAGCTGGCATTAGTATCTCACCCTATTTTTGCAATAGCTGCTGTTATTGGTGCAGTAGGAACTGCTATAGCATTATTTTCAAAGAAGGCTGATAAAGGAAATGAAGCCAATGCCCAATTGAAACAGCATATTGATGAAGTTACCGGAAGTATTCATAGTATGCGTGATGCATTTGACAATGCTAAAGTTACTTTGCCTGATTACGATAAATTAATTTCATATAAAGGAAATACTATAAGCGGTATAGATGAGATGATAGCAGAAAAAGAACAAGCAATTACTGATATTCTGACAGCAGCAATAAACGATCAAAAAGGTGTTCGTGATGATGATATAAAGAATATTGAGAAATACATACAAGATATACAGGGGCTGGAAGAAGAAAAACTGTCTGTATATGCAAATCAACAAACTGCACAAATTGGTAAGATGGCGAATGAGCTTAGGTATGGTGATTTTGATCAGCAAGGTGTTGCAGATATTTTGGCGAGTGCAAAGGAAGCGTTTGATCAAACCAATAAAAGCATTGACGATGCGTACACTGCGCGTTTAACTAACATAGAAAATTGGTATACCGCAGAGCGAACGTCCATTGAAAACAATGAAGAACTTACAGGAAAAGCAAGAGCTGATGCGCTTGAAAAAGTTACTGATGAATATAATAAGCAAAACAAGGAAGCGTTTAGCTGGAAAAATGAACAGCTTGACATTGCACAAGGATATCTTGATGAAGTAAATAATATGGCGGTGGAAAAAACTAGGGAACTATCAAATAATCAAAAGGGAATTCAAAAAGAAATTTCTGATACTGTTAAGAAATCAAAAGAGGCTTTTGACGCCTTTAAACAAGGAAATTCTGTTAATAATTTCAACCGTGGAAATTTTTCAGAAAGTTTTGATCAGCAATTAGGATTTTATGATACGTTAATGCAAAAAATGAATACATTTAATAACTCAACTATTGACACAAAGAATCTTGTTGGTGAAAATGTTGATGACATGACTAAAACATTTGGAACTTTCAAGACGGCAACAAAAAATGATTATGATGATATTTACAATACTCTTTTAGAAATGGACGAGAGTGTGGCTGAATCAACGCATAATTTTTTGTTGACCGCAAATGAAGCTAAAAAAAGTGGCGTTGAACTTTCTGGTGAGACTCAGTTACAATTGGATACAATTTTAACTTTATTTGAATCCATCCCTCCTGAAATGCAGGAAATGGGGGCACAGGTGCTTGCAGGGCTAATGCAAGGCATGACAGACGAAAACGGCAATGTCATTGATACAACTAATATGACCTGCCAAGAGTTGGTAGAAGCAGCTAGAGAGGCATTTGACGTTCATTCCCCATCACGAGTATTTGCAGAAATCGGTACAAATATCGGCTTAGGATTATTGCAGGGCATTTCATTGATTATGCCTGTAGTAACAGCGGCTGTAACAACCAATATGATGGGACTGGTTACGTCTGCAAGCGGTTTTAACTTGGACAGCATGGGCGAAAGTGCGGAAAATATATCTGAAACAGTTATTTTGGCTTTCTCAAATATGAATAAAGTTTCTTGTCAGCACATCTCGGGAATGCAAAAATCAGTTGTTTTGATATCAAAGTTAATGTCAACTACTGTAATTGTTAATTTGAAAACCATGAGCGTACAGGCTGTTATAATAGTACAATCTATGTCAGTCAGCATTGTTTCAACAATGTCTCAAATGAAGTCGAGTATTGATGGGCTAGATTTGTATTCTACAGGTGTAAATGTAATGAATGGTCTGATTAACGGTATGGAAAGCAGACGTGGTGGACTTATATCCACAGCACAGTCTATCGCCCAGACTGTAAAGAATACCATGAATAATGCACTTGATATACATTCGCCGTCCAGAGAGCTGTATAAGACAGGTGTATATACCGGACTGGGGCAGATTAACGGTATGAAGAGTACATTGCCTGAGATTCAACAGACAGCCGATAAAATGGGGCAGACTGCAATTCCGATGATAATAACAGATACGCTCCTTCTGCAAGTCCTGCAAACTACAGCCGAAGCACGACATCTGAAAATCACACATATTCTCCGACATTTAATTTGACTATATCCGGAACAAATGATGATAGAACAATGGCAAGAAAGGTGAAAAAATGGATTTCAGAAGCGTTGGAGGAAACTTTTTTAAGCTATGAAAGTAAAAACGCTACAGTAAGGGAGGTATAATAATGGCATTAATAAATAATTATTATGTCCATGTAACTGAGGAGAATGTTACGTCCGGGATTGAAAGCACAACACATCCTGTAGAAAAGGGACTGGACATTACGGATACCATACGAAAAACGCCAAAGGAAATTTCCCTGACGGGCAAAATAGTAAAAGTAGGGAGCATGCCTGCCAATGCAATAGTAGTAGGTCTTGAAAATCTTATGCAAAACGGCTCGTTAGTCAAATACATTGGACGAAATAGTGTTGTAAATATGCAAATTCAATCATTTAACCACAGCCACCCGAACACTATAGCAGGTGGCTGCGATTTTGATATGACTCTTAGAGTTGTAAGGATTGCCCAACCGTCATATAAATCAACCTCAACAAAATCAAACAACAATACTAATAAGACATCGACAACGCCTAAATCGACATCTATAAAAACAGGTGATGTTGTCATTTTTACAGGCGGAAACGTGTATGTATCATCAACTGCTTCTCAGCCTGCGGCAAACAGGGGAAAAAGTACATGTAAAGTAACGATTATCAATACTAATAAGCACCCCTATCATTTAATTTCAAATGATGGGGGAAAAGTTTATGGTTGGGTTGATAAAGCAAATGTGCAGACCAAAAGCAGTACTACAACAAAAGCTACTACTTCAAAAAGCACAAAACAAGTAACGAGCGGAGATAATAAAGCCGTATATCATACTGTAAAAAAAGGAAATACAGTATGGGGACTTGTTAACAATAATTATAAGTCATTAGGGAAATCTGTCCAATGGGTGATTGACAACAACCCTAAATGCTTTTCAAAAAAAGGTGATCCTACCACATTAATTGTAGGTTCAAAGTTGCTAATGGGATATAAAAACTGAAATTTTAAGATAAACAGTTGACATATTTCCATAATTGATGTATAATAATAAAAAAGGGGCATACCGATAGACGGTCGCTCCCTCATATTGGTTATTAATAAACCGCTATGTTTGGAAGACTGGGCGGTTTATTTCTTTATATTCTTGATAACTTCATTAAGAGTCACAAGGATTAAGAAGATAATGATTGATTCCATTATCTATCACCTCCTTGCCAGCTTATTTCGCCTGCACTTTCGTGGACGATAAGTAAGTTTATGGCGTAAGGAGGGAACAACCGCCTACCGAACGCAATAGGAAAAGCGTTCGGCAGACTTGCCCTAAAGATGGCAAGCCTACCGTTTCAGGTATGCCCATAAACATTATTATACTATAATCGGCATAATATGTCAATATATGCACTCTGTTTAACAGGGTGCTTTTTTACGCCCAAATTTAAGAAATGAGGTAAATAATAATGAGTAAAAAAGTATTTATAGGAGTAGGGCACGGTGGAACAGATTCCGGAGCGGTTAAGTACATAGTCGAAAAAGAGTATACACTGAAAACAGCCTTTGCACTGTCTGAAATTTTAAGCAAATACGGAGTTGATTTCAAGCTGTCACGTACTCAGGATATTGATACGGATATGGACAGTAAAGTCGCAATGTGTAATAAATATGCTCCTGATCTGGTTGTAGATATTCATTTCAATGCAGGCGGCGGACAGGGCTTTGAGGTATATTACAGCCGCGTGGGAGGCACGTCAAAGACGTTGGCAAACAATATTAATACAGAAGTAAAGAAAATCATGTCGAGCCGAGGTGTTAAGACTAAGCTTGGCAATGGCGGTACGGACTATTTTGCGATTATCAGAGAAACGGCAGCCCCAGCGGTACTTTTAGAGGGCGGCTTTGTTGACAGTAAAAAGGACGCTGATTTCATCAAGTCCAATTACAAAAAGCTTGCTGAGGCATACGCTAAAGGTATTTTAAAGACGTTAGGTATTTCTACAGCAACAAGTCCTGCAAAGCCTATACTGGACAAGACAGGCTATAAAAAAGGCGATAAAACTATTGGCGTGTTATCGCTGAAAGAATTACTTTTGACAGCCAAAACACTAGGCGTTAACAAATACGGTATGGATAAAAATAAATCGTTTGGTACTGGTACACTGAATGCTGTAAACTATCTTTTAGGGCAGTGGGGTTACCAACAAAACGGTATTGCAGGGGAAAACTTCATTAAGCGCTTACATACCGAAATTGAAAATAAAGTGAAATAA